GAGTTTTGTTTTCTTGTTTCATCATATGAGATACCTAATAGTTCGAATGACATACGGGGAAGCACGATTTGTACGGGTCTATTCAAGTCATCATCTTGTTTCAAACGAACAAAATACTTCTCCTTAGAACCATACGTGATAGGCACTTTGAAGCGTTCAATTTCGGTATTGTCGTCCTTGTCCACCCTCTTCACGGTAATATTGTTGAAGAGGTTACCAAATAGAATAACGTATTTGCGTGTGAGTTGATGGTAGAAATATGTACCAAACATTATGGCTCTCCGAACGGATTACCTTGGTCGATTGTAAAGTTATCGGCCTCAGTCTGGAGTTTACGGTTATCGGACATATCGTAGTCTACAACGTCTGCCATATCATCTGGACTTGTAACTGTGTACTGTGTACCAGATACCACACCGATGACATTTGCGTTGGCTGTAAACGAGCCAATAACATTGATGACGTCCAACTTCTTGGTAGATGCTGTCCATAGCTTTACATCAGCCTGTGCTGTAGCAGATGCCAAGTTAGCACCCTGATAGACATGCTCATTCTGGTGATAATCGCCAGAACCTGCACCAAGTGTAAGCTGGACAGAGTAAGCAATCGTGTTTTCAATATCGTCCACTTCCTCAACTCCTGTATTGAAATCTTCATTGGAGAAGCGGAAGGCCTCACAACGAAGTTCATAGATGTATGGGCTTCTCTTACCCAATGAATAGAACAATAGCTCCTCTTCCACGAACTTGATTTCGAAAATCTTCTTGAGGACAGGCACGAATATAAGGTCGCCTTCGCGTGGTCTCCTAGCAAGTGTCGATGGAATGTATTTCTCAAACGATCTGCGAGATACCACAAAGTTGGTTGTTTCTCTGACCTCTAGACCGAACTTGGAGAAGAAGTCGCCGTCACCCTCATAACCTTCGACGTTAGCGAGGTACATTTCAAGTGTGTATGCGCGATCAAACTTGGCATTTACGCTCTCACCGATAATGCCATCTTCTGCGTCATAAGCTTCGCGTGGTAGATAGCGAACGTCATGACCCATGACTTGAATGGATTCGACAATCAAATCCTCAAGGAGCAACTGCTCATTGATGACAGATGGAGAGTATGCGTTGAAATAATGATTGGTTGGCATGGATTATCCCACCAAAAACTTAGGAGGTTCTTCGTGTTCCAACCTGATCTTGAGTTCTAGTTCCTTGATTTCGGCCACAGCTTCCTCATACATTTCCTTGCCGTTCAGCGTGATACCACCAGGGAGCTGCATACCACCAAACTTCTTCATATTATTGGCCCAGATGCGCTTGATATATGCTGTGGCGAGTTCCTTGAGCAAGCGGTCATTCCATGCCTTTGCGTATGTTTCTGGCTTGGTCACAACGTATGCCTCGATAATGAGGTATTCACCAGGCGATATCTTGTCCCAATCCACGTCAAGATATACCTTGTCCGTGTGACGGTTGTAGCGAATAGGCTGCTCACCATTGAAGATCATGTCCAACATACGGAGATGCGACATGGCGATGGTGTAGTTGGTAAAGGATGCTGTGGTTAGGTTCCACATATCGTTCAAGCGAAGCTGATACTGCATGTTGAACATGCCAGATGACTGAGTGCTGTTGGTTATAGGCCAGATTTTGGTAACACCGATAACGGTATTGGCCACTGGAATGTAACCGTCGTCCTTATTCTGTTGGGTAAGTTCATGCTTGAGATACACTCTTTCAACACCATCAAAGTGGAAATCGTGCCAGTATTCCAGAGCCTGATCTACGCAGTCGTCCACCTGGTCATCATCCACATTGATATTGATGACTGGGTGGCCAAGCTGACGGAGGCACCAATCCTTGAACTGTTCTCGGGTTGCTGGTATCATTTTATCCCTTTACTTTTGCTGTATGGAGTGCTATACTATATATATTTATAAGACTAAGGAATATAAGATGACGATTTTAGTGATAGGCGACTACATTCAAGATGTGTATTGGCATGGAACCTGTGATCGAATTTCACCAGAAGCACCCGTTCCGATCATAAAAAACATAAAAGTAAGCACTTTACAGGGTGGAGCTGGTAATGTAACTGAAAATCTCCACGCCCTAGGGTCGGAATACAGACTGATTCGCAATCCAAACCAGATAACAATCAAGACTCGAATCGTTGCCGACGGTCATATTGTATGCCGTATCGATAGCGAGGAATACACTCCATTCAAGATATCCAGTTCGGAACTTAGGAATATGTCGGATGATGCTGACTATGCCATATTGTCCGACTATGATAAGGGTGTTCTGGATGATGCCCAGAATATCGTCACAACTCTCACTCTTATGAGCACCAAAGTCATAGTTGATCCTAAGAAGAATTTCAGTGCCTATCGTGGTGCTTGGCTTATCAAGGCCAACAAAAAAGAGTTTGAGAATGAGATAGGTCGACCTATCAAGGGTATGAGTGACATTCACAATCTATCCTTAGACATGATTCGTGGCCATAACATATACAATATCATCGTCACGCTAGGAGCTGAGGGCTGCTTTTTGACGACAAGAGAGGGTGAAGGTTATCACATTCAGGCCGAAGGACATGATGTAAAAGATGTGACTGGTGCTGGCGATGTGTTTGTTGCTGCGCTTGCTCACTTCCTAGATCGCGGCGACAGTCTCCTAGAAGCCACCAAGAAAGCAAATACTCTAGCTGGTATCTCTGTAGCACACTTCGGTACCTATGTCGTCACTCCAGAAGATATCGCCAAGCTGTCCAAGAAGATCATATTCACCAATGGCTGCTTCGATCTTATTCATCGTGGTCATATCGACTATCTCAAGAAGTCACGCGAACTGGGTGATCGTTTGGTAGTCGGCCTAAACTCCGATGAATCCGTCAAGCGCCTCAAGGGTGAAGGACGTCCTATAAACAAGCAAGAAGATCGCAAAGCGGTATTGGAGTCTCTCTCATTTGTGGATGAGGTTATCATCTTCGATGAGGACACACCGTATGAACTGATCAAGAAAGTGAAGCCGTCTATCATCACAAAGGGTGGTGATTATGACTCGAAAGAAAAAGTGGTAGGTCATGACCTCGCAGATGTGGTCATTCTACCTTACATCAATGGATATTCTACAACAGGAGTGATAAATGAGACTAGAAGGAATAGTTAGAAAGACTTGGGGTCATGAAAACATCTTCATAACCAACGATCTATACTGCGGCAAGCATTTGGTTTTCGATGGTGCTAATAGCAAAACGTCCATGCACTATCATCTTCAAAAGCATGAGACATGGAGAGTTGTTTCTGGTAAGTTTCTTGTAAAGTGGATAGACACTCAGATTGCTCAAGTGAATGATGTGTATTTGAATGTTGGTGGTATTTGGACAAATCAACCTGGAGTGCCACATCAACTTATATCTCTTGAAGCTTCGGGTGTAATGCTTGAGATATCTACCGCAGACTCCGTAGAGGACAACTATAGGTTATACAGATGACCGTACTCGTTACAGGACACGAAGGCTTTATCGGCCGAAATCTAATCAAGAATTTTCATGATGTGATCGGTATTGACGCCAAGTCGTCAAACATCGAAACAGAACTATATGCTGTAAACTGGAGAAGCATCAAGCAAATCTATCATCTTGGTGCCATCACGGATACTACAGTGAGAGACTGGGAAAAGATATACAAGCATAATGTCTGGTTCAGCATTGAACTATTCGAAAGAGCTATTGCCAACGATATACCTATTGTCTATGCTTCATCATCGGCAGTCTATGGTAATACGATAGAGAGTGGCAAGTACCTAGTGAACCCACTCAACTATTATGCCATGTCCAAAGCTATGATTGATATGTGGTTCCTTACGAATCTCAACAGATTTAGAAACGGTTCGAAGGGATTTAGACTGTACAATGTCTATGGTGATGACGAACAAAAGAACTTCAACTCGACCAGTGCTGTCTCCAAGTTCATTGAGCAGGGCAAGAATAGAGGCATAATCAGTCTATTCAAGCACTCTCATGAGGTCAATCGTGACTTCATTCATGTCGATGACGTGATTCAGGCTTTTCAGTATTCAATGCACCATACGCGGGCCCATATACCCAAAGGCATATATGACCTAGGTACAGGTAAGACAGTCAATCTTTTGGGATTGGCTCAGGACATTGCCGAGAAAACATATTCGACAATCAAGTATATCGATATGCCACCACAGCTTATCAATAGCTACCAGTACTATACCAAAGCAAAGCCCGACTACAATATTTATGGAAACTTTGGTGAATATTCACAGGTTCGTGATTATATCAACGATATGTTTACTGATTGAATCTTGCTGGCTTTACAACTTTCGTCATGATCAGGCACAACTCTGCGTCACCACCAGAACCAAATGTAAACTGAGAACCCATTAGTTCAAAGTCAACTTTGAGCATAAGACCCAGCTTGGTTTCCTTGCCGTTGTTCATCCAGTCCTCATGATTGCGCTTCTGTGAAAACATG